ATGTACATTAATTCCATCTATGGACGATTACAGCGGTCACAATATGTATCTATGCGGTAAACGTGACGGATTCAACGAGTGTGTGCAGATGTTAAAAGACAATTTAAAAAATGTAAAAGAAGAAGCAGAGGACTAACCCCCTGCTTCTTTTATTTGTCTTCATATTTAATATATAAGTGTCTCCATTTCTCCAACCAATTTTTAGCACCGATGTAACTTTGATAGGTCAATTCGTTACTATCTTGCATTTCTTCGTACATATCACATTCATGCTGTACACGAAACCAGACATCAGCAAAGTTATCAATTGTATCATCATTCATAGCGAAGTACACTTTTAATTTCTTTAGTGAAGTGATCGCTTTTTTACAATCATCGGGTAATTCTCTGTCAAATATTTCTACCATTTTTATCTCCTTTTCTACCCTCGTAACCTTCGGGGTGGGTGGTGTATGTTATGCAGGTATTACAAGACTGTCACGATCAGCCTTGACAAGACGATTTTTATTAAGTCTATCTTTCCACTGTTCAACAAGTGATTCATGGAGCTTTAAGGCTTCTTGCTTGCTGCAGGTTGTATAAGAATCAATTTCTTCAAAATCATCCATATACATTACAACGGTTTGGTATTCGTGTAATACTTCCACATAAACTGTGGAAATAATACACTCTGTTTGATGTAACCAAAATTTGTGTCTTGCGATTACTTTATTCATTTTCAATCCCTCCTAAAATCTTTTTACAAGCTTCTACATATCCGTCTGGAAGTGTTTCAGTGTTCATCTTCCCACCGTTTGCTCTCCATTCGAGATATTTTTTAACTTCTTCTTTTTCTTCTCTTAGTTCGTAAATAAATTCTTCATAAGAAACGAAGTCCTCATTTTCGACTAACTTTTCAATTTCTTTTCTTAATTCTTTCATCTTCTTTTCTCCTTTTTAAATGTTTTTCGTTTATCTTTAACTAGAGTATAAATGATTTTAGTTTAAATGTCAATGATAAAAATAAACTTTTTCCGTTTGACATATGGCATATTTTAAACTATAATGATTTAAAAATAGAAAAGAGGTGTGATTGATGGAGTACAACATAAATTTTACTTATGAAGACAATAAACAACTAAAAGAAATCTACAAAGAACTACTAAAAAGAAACGGCATGACAATGACAGAAGCTTCACAGCTTTTAGGATTGTCAACACCGCAGCAGCTAAACAACAAATTTAACAATAAAAAAGTATCCCTAAGTGATTTAAAAGATTTTTTAAGTATAATGGGATATGATTACGAGATAGTAATAAAAAAGAGATCTGGGAGCGTGTGAGTTCTTCCGGATCTCTTTCAATCTATGCAATTCTTGAAATGTTGGAAGTCTTTACTTTTTCACTTCCATATTTTTTCTGAATGTCCTCGAAAGACATTTTCTTTTTATGCCACTTTCCAGATGGTTCGGTTGAGAAGTGCCACTTTTTGCGATTCTTAGACCACTTAAAGCCTAACTTCTTTAACTGTTCTCTATATGGGTATGTATTGCCGTCTACCCATATCCAAGAACCGACAACTTCAATGTTAAGACCATCGAAAGAAACTATATTATTGATAACATTTCTTAAGACTTCGTCTGCCTTGTAATCAAATGTATTTTTCTTTTCTTCTTCTGGTGTCTGTCCTGCCTTAAGCATGTCAAACAGCTTCTTATACTCTGCCGTGATCTCTTGACATGTAGCAACGTCTCCACCATTGTCTGGGTGGTTGGCTACCATTAATTTTTTGTATTCTTTTCTAAGTTCTTGTAAGTTTTTGGCTGTAAAATATTTCATGATAACACCTCTTTCTGATTTATCGTTCACCTTTAACTTGCTTTTATTATACATAAAAATTATGCATACGTCAATAGAAAAGTGCATAAAATTTATGTATAAAATTCTTGAAGTAAAATAAACAGTATGCTATAATAATGTAAAAGGAGGGAAAACGATGATAAAATATAAATTAGATGTACAGGAAGAATTAAAGAAAAAAGGGTATACTTCTTATATAATAAGAAAAAACAAGTATTTAAGCGAGGGAACACTTGCAAAGATAAAGCGAGGAGAACCAATAAATATGAAAAGTCTTAATGCTATTTGCTGTATGCTTAGAAAAAACGTAAATGATGTGATAGACATAGAAATAACAGACGATGAAAAAATAAAATATTTTATCTGAAAAGTGTTGACTTATACATAAATATTATGTATAATAAAGGCAGTTAAAGGAAACGGCAAAAAAGAAAAGGAGATATGAGTCATGAAAAAAGAATTTTGGGAAAGAGTAAAAAGAGAGAGGATTGTTGACACGAAAAAATATAGATATGTATTAGATACAGACATAAGATTGGAACGGCCTTTAATAAAAAGGCTACCAATTGAAGACCTTGACACGACCGCAGCAATTGACGGGTGGGAAGTTGTAAAGGAGCTTTGAAAATGAAATATAGAACAAAAAAGGCTTGCTTGGATTGTGGCAAGTCTTTTTATGGTAGTGCGGATAAGTTGTATTGTGACGAATGCGCGAAAAAAAGAAAGTCTAATGTAATGAGAACCAGAGTGTGCCGGATGTGCGGTAAAGAGTTTCCCGGAGGTCCTAGAGCTTTTTATTGTCCAGATTGTAGAGTTATACGCACCAGAGAAACACAAAAAAGATTTAGGCAAGGAAAAACAGCTAAAAGAAAACTTGGGAGTGTCGATAAGTGCGAGCTGTGTGGCAATGAATACATTGTAACGGCAGGCAGACAAAAATATTGTTCGGAAAAATGCCAACACGAAGCAGGCTTATTATTGCAAAAAGAATATAAGAGTGCTTATAATAAAGAGACAGAGCAAACAAAAAAGAAAGCGGAAAAGAACAGCAAAAAACAAAAAATTTGTGAGTATTGCGGTAAAAAATTTCACTCCAAAGTTGCAAACAATACTTGTAGTGATTACTGCCGGCGCAAACAATCACAAATTAGAAATGCAAGGGCACGGATTAACAGAGGCGAGAAAACAAATCTTGACACTTTGTTAAAAGAGAGAGAAGAGTATAGAAACAAAGTAAACGATAATAAAGGAGGCGCGCGGATGAATGTAAAAAATCAGTATGGGAAAGAAGTAAATTTTGATGAAGCACTAAAATTAATGGATGCGGATTTAAGAGAAAATGTAGCGTATGAATTGAGTCTTTCGTCTGATCAAGAATTTTTTGACAAATACGCCGAAGCACATAAGAAAAAATTCGGGACAACTTGGGAACCAGATCAAGAATAAAAAGAGTGTAAACAAAGGCACTTCCCACTATGGTATAATTATCTTAGATAAAACCATAGTCGGGAGGTGTCTTTTTTTGATTAATAACAAACTAAAGAATTGTTGTAATGATTGCGTGTACTGCGAGATCATGACAGAGACAAAGAGAAGAGCTATCCCAGAGGATAAGACGGAAGTGGTACTGGTAAATATAAAGTGTAGTCATATGTGCGTATGCAGTAGATACCAGAAAGAGGTGCAGGATGGAAGATAAAAGCCTGTGCTGTGCAGGATGCAAGAATACACTCTACGACAGAGGGATTATGTACTGCACTAAGGATAACGGCAAGAGATTGATAAGAGACAGATACTTGACTGTATGTGATGATTACAAGACAGCAGTACCGACAACAAAAGTGTATGCAAACGAAAGGACGTGAGACAATGGGAGCAGGTGGTAGACCGCCTAAATATAAAAGTGTAAAAGAAATGCAGAAGAAGATAGACGAATACTTTGAAAGCTGTGAGGGAAAACCGCTGATAATTAACGGAGAACAGCAGTACAATAAACAAGGGTACCCAATTATCTTAGACAGAAAGCATCCTACGATAACAGGGTTAGCACTTGCATTGGGGTTTAGCGGCAGAAGTGATCTGTTGTATTATCAAAAACATAAAAAAGACAGTGATAAGTTTTACGACACCATCACGCGTGCGAAGAGCAGAGTTGAAGAACAAATGGAAGAAAGTTTGTTTCATAAGGACAGCTCAAACGGTGCACAATTTGCACTGAGAAATAATTTTAAAGACTGGGATGCAGACAAGAAGCAGGAAGAGAGTAAAACAGAGGGAATCACGATTGTTAACAATATCCCTAGAGAGTAAAGGAGCATTACATGGTTAATTTGACGGATGTAATTGCTCCATCTTTTTACACTGTTCATTGGGACATTCAGGACGGAAAACATACTTATTATGATCTATATGGCGGTCGTGGTTCTTGTAAATCGTCTTTTGCTGGGGCTGAAATTGTGCTTGGAATGATGCAGGATGCAGAGCGTGGGGAATTTACAAATGCGGCTATTTTTAGAAAGGTTGGAAACACGCTAAGAGATAGTGTACATGAACAGATACAATGGGCTATAGATGCGTTAGGAGTTAGCAATCTGTGGGATTCTTCTTTGTCTCCTTTACAGCATGTATACAAGCCTACAGGGCAAAAGATACTGTATAGAGGACTGGACAAAGCAAAAAAGACAAAATCAGTAAAAACTGCGAGGGGATATATAAAATACTTGTGGTTTGAAGAATTGGACGAATTTGCAGGAATTGAAGAGATTAGAACGGTGCAGCAGTCTGTATTGCGTGGTGGCTCTAAGTTCGTAGTATTTAAGACATTCAATCCACCAATTTCAGTAAATAACTGGGCAAACAAGTATGTAGCAGAAGCAAGAGAAGATAGTTTCCGACACAAGAGCGACTATACAACAGTTCCTGTGGAGTGGCTAGGTAATCAATTCTTGATTGATGCGGAATATCTTAAAGAGACGAATGAAAGAGCTTACAAACACGAATATCTTGGCGTTCCAGTCGGATTGGGTACAAACATCTTTGAATTATTAGAAATCCGCACGATCACGGACAAAGAAATAGCAAGGCAGGAAAGAATCTATCAAGGGCAGGACTGGGGATATTACCCCGACCCGAAAGCTTTTGTTAGATGTGCATACATGCCTGCATCACAAAAAATCTTGTGCATAGACGAGTTGGGCGGTCAAAAAATCCGCAACACTGCAATGTCACAGATGATTATAGGTAAGGGATACAACGACTATAGTATTAGTTGTGGAGCTGACGAGATAGAAAGCATCTTAGACTTTAGAGATGCAGGACTTGTGGCAAACAAAACAAACGTATATCCGGGTAGTCGTAAATACTCTTATGAATGGTTGCAGTGCAGGACATTAGTCATAGACCCTGCGAGAACTCCACGGCTGTATGAAGAGGTAATAAGCTACGAGCATGAGGTAGATGAAAACGGAGAAATCAAGGCAGATTATCCAGACGGCAACGATCATTTTATTGATGCATTAAGGTATGCGACAAGTCCAATGAGTATGAGACGTGGCGAGAGTGCATAAAGAAGACAAAAACAATGATGATAAATCTAAAAGATGTAACTTGTATACAAATTGGAAATGTAATGTTAGGCATCAAGGATATAGAAAAAATATCTATCCATGATGGTGGGGTTTGGCTTACGATTAATGGAGATTTGATACAAGGAGATATAGAAACAAAAATCGGAAACGTTAAACTGATAGCGGTGGAATAGATGGGTATAATAAGCAGAATGAAAGAGATATTAAGTGCCCTTTTTAGACAAAGGGCAAGAGAAGAATTTAAAATAGACACTGCGACTAGCCCAGAGATGCAGAGGGCAATTGAAAAATGTGCATACATCTATAAGGGTAGTCCGTACTGGTTAGACAAGGACGAGCATATAAAGACTATCAACTTCGCAAAAGCTGTATGCAGTGAGACAGCACGCCTTGCTACACTTGCAATAGGCATAGAGATAGATGGCAGTGCAAGAGCTAATTGGTTGCAGGAGCAGATAGACAAAGAACTAGAACAGGTACGACATCACGTAGAATATGGCTGCGCATACGGTACAGTAGTATTAAAGCCTAACGGCTCAAGTGTGGACTTGATCACGCCAGAAAACTTTATTGTAACAGACGAAAGCAATGGAGAGATTCAAGGCATTGTGTTTGTACATAGAGAAATTTCTAGTGATGGCAGGACATACTACACCAAACTAGAATATCATAGGTACATCGAGGACGTGTATCAGATTACAAATCGTTGCTATGCTTCTAAGGATGCCAACGATACAGGAAAGCCAATTGACATAGACGAGACACCTTGGCGTGGAGAACTAGAAGATGTAGGACTTGCAAATCTGAACGGACAACGCCTGTATGCAGTTCTTAGGACTCCGCAGGCGAACAATGTAGACTTGCATTGTAGTTTAGGATTGCCTATTTTTTACGAAGCAATAGAAGAGCTAAAAGATTTAGACACTGCATACAGCAGGAACGCAACAGAGATATTCGACAGCCGAAGAATGTTGCTGCTAGACTCCGACAAGTTAATGGAGACTGGTACAAGGGTAAACAATACTCAAGATGGATTTGAGAGAAGCAAGAAGCGGTTGAGATTACCAGAGTACGTCAAGAACGTAAACAGCTCAGACATTAAAGGATTCTATCAAGAGGTAAATCCAAGTCTCAATACAGATACACGATTGACAGGAATCAATGCCCTACTGTCTCAGATTGGGTATAAATGCGGATTCTCTAACGGATACTTTGTGTTTAATGAAACGACAGGGATTCAGACAGCCACAGGCGTAGAAGCAGAGCAACAGAGAACGATACAGTTTATTAAGGACGTGAGGGACAAGCTACAGTTTTGCATGGATGATTTGATTGCAGCACTTAATATCTTTGCTGATCTGTACCAATTAGCACCAAGTGGACCGTATGAGACTTACTATGACTTTGGAGACATAACATACAATGAGGACGAGGACCGTTCTCGTTGGTATAGCTATGTTGTAAGCGGTAAGATTCCTTTCTGGTACTATTTAACAAAATTCGAGGGATTCAGCGAAGAAGATGCAAAAGCATTAGAAGCAGAAGCACAGCCAAAAGAACCCGACTTATTTGGTGCAGATGGAGAGGAGTAGAACATGGGCAAAAGTAGAATAGAAAAATATCTTGCATACCTTAGTGGCGAAGATGTAAAACTACCCGAACCATTTACAAAACAAGAAAAGCTGTTGTACAACATCTGCAAAAAGGGAGTTACAGGCAGTACAGAAACAGACAAAACATTAACGCAAGAGGGCAAGCCTGCGGATGCGGCAGCAGTTGGGAAAATGCTAGATGTGGCACTAATGGCAAAAGACCCCGAAGAATAGGCAGGTGGGATTATGTTAACACCTACCTATCTCTGGTATGTGCCAGAGAAAGCAGAGAAGCAGGCGGAAGAACTGCATAACAAAATTGTATCTGTAATCATCGAACGAATGATGATAAGGCTAGGACGTGGCGAAGATTACCTTTTTACTCCTATTGACAAGTGGCAAATGGATGTATTGCAGGATGCAGGGTATATCTTGCAGGCGGTACAGAAAGAGATTGCACAAACAACAAAGATAAGCATTGATACAATCGCACAAACAATGAAAGAAGCAGGTATAAAGGCTATAGAGTGGGATGATGCAGTGTATAAAAAGGCAGGTCTTGAACCAAAACCACTCGGGGAAAGTCCTTATCTACAACGATTGTTGCAGAGGAATTATGAAAAGACCAAGGGAGAGATGCATAACTACACTGGTACGATGCCGAACGCCTGCCACGACAACTACATAGATGCAGTGGATAAGGCATATAACCAGACAGCAAGTGGTACAACGAGCTACACAGAAGCTGTCAAAGAAGCTGTTAACGACATTATAGACAAGGGTGCAGACGTAACGTATCCTAGCGGTCGCAGAGACAGCATAGAGACAGCCACAGCAAGAGCAGTCCGTACTGGTGTAAGTCAGATGGCGGCAGATATTACAGACGCACGTATGGACGAGATGGACTGGGATATCATCCTAACATCTGCCCATCTGGGAGCCAGAATTGGGAACGGTGGGGACAATTTGACCAATCACTTCTGGTGGCAAGGCAAGTTTTACAGTAAAAGCGGTAATGACCCAAGATTTCCGCCTTTTTCGGTCTGCGGTATGGGAAACGTGCAGGGAATCCATGGGGCGAACTGCCGACACTCCCACGGACCAGGGGATGGAATAAATAATCCGTTCGAGGACTTTGACAGCGAAGAGAATCGCAAGGAATACGAGAAGAGAAAACGACAGCGAGAGCTTGAAAGACGTATTAGAAAGACGAAACGGCAGTTAATCGGCATGAAAACGGCTGTGGATAATGCAAAGGACGAAGCCTTAAAGCATGAACTTGACATGGAGTATCAGAAAAAGGCTGCACTATTGCAGAAGCAGAATCAAGCTTATAAAGATTACTGCAAGCAGAACAATCTTAAGACACAAAACGAAAGACTCAACACCGCAGGATGGGACAGAAGTCAAGCATCATCCGCTATAGGTGCAGCGACTAGGTATAATAACGCACGAGGTAAATAATTTGGAAACTATTAATCAATTCATGGTTGCGTGTGGGTGGATTATAACCATTGGTGGAGCTGTAGGCGTATTGTATAAAGCCTATAAGCATTACAAGAAGCCTACGGACGATTTAGAGCAACGTATAACGTCAATTGAGACAGACATTAAAGACATTAAGCAGAAGCTTAACAGTGACTACAACGCAATTAACAGCCAACAGGACGATGTTAATTTAGTCATGAAAAGTATGTTTAATTTGATTGAGAACAAAATCACAGGGAACAACATCGAGGGTCTAAAAAAAACCCGAGACGAGTTAATAAACGCACTGACAACACACGAGAAGTAAAGGAGAATAAGAATGATAATTAACGGTATGTCATTTTCAGAAGCATTTAAAGCAATGAAAGCAGGAGTAAAAGTCAAACTTCCATCTTGGGGAGGATATTGGTTTTGGGATGCAGAAAAAGAAACTATCATGATACAGTGCAGAGATAAAGACAACGGAGAAAAGGGAGATTTATTAGATATTAGAGATACAAAAATGGTGGAATACACACTAAACAATATCTTATCTAATGAATGGTTGATTGCAGAATAAGGAGTGAAAGTATGGCTAAATATGTAAAGAAGCCTGTTGAGATAGAAGCAATCACGTTTGATGAGCTTATGAGAATCGGAGCAGAGAACGCTGATACTGTGGTTAACGGTATGCCTGTTAAGTTTACATACAATGGTTATGCCATTAGACAATATGACAGCAATTCTTACACTATCCCAACACTAGAGGGAGATTTTCTCATGACAAAAGATGATATGCTTATCACTGGCGTAAATGGAGAAATCTATCCATGCAAGAAAGAAATTTTTGAAAAAACTTATGAAAAGTGTATTGAAAAATCCATAGTATAGCATTTACAATAATACTTGTAACAAATAATAGTTGTTGTTGAATAAATCATTTTTTACTTGCTAGTATGTGATTTGTTTCGAAAATTTTTCATGTTACAACCCTTTTTCTTATTGATTTTATAAAGTATAATACGGCAGGACTTCTCACGAGGTCCGTGGAAACATAGTTCAGTTGGTTAGAGCATCCACCTCATAAGTGGACAGTCACAGGTTCGAATCCTGTTGTTTCCATTAGCCACAAAAGTGGCGATCAATAGCATTTATTTTCTGACCCTTTATTGGTAGAGCTGTAATTTTTTCATGCTCCTCCAAAAAACGTTGAAGCATCATGTTGTTGCATGGTGCTTTTTTCGTAAAAAAATTAGTAAAATGAGTAGAAAAAAAGAGCCTCAGTATCTTACAATAAAAGAGTAGATTGTTTTGATGCTCATGTGATTCAATCGACTAACCTCCTCACATAAGTTTTAAGAGAGAGTTAGAGGCTCAAGAGTGGTTCAAGTCCACTCTTCTCTTTTACCTTGGCTTAGGTTTATAAGCCTTAATCCATTACCGCAGACGAGCGGTATACAAATATCGTAGGAGGATATATATGCAGAATTACGAAAAGATTTTAGAAGATTTAGGAATCGAAATCCCAGAAGATAAAAAAGCGGATTTAAAAAAGAAAATGTCTGAAAACTACAAGACTGTAGCTGACTACAATAAGCAGGTAGAGAAAAAAGATGAATACAAAACATCTTTAGACGATGTACAGTCGAGATTAGCCGAATTAGAGAAAGAAGATGTTGACGGTCTTAAAGATAAGGTTGCAACATTGAAGCAGGAACTTGCAGACGAAAAAGAAGCAAGAGCAAAAGAAGCTAAGCAGACAGAGTTAAGAGACAAGGTAAAAGATTTCTTATCCGATAAAAAATTTGTAAATGCAATCACAGAAGACTCTATCCGCTCCCAGATGATTCAGAAATTAGAAGAAGAGAATGGGAAAAATGCAGAAGATGTATTTAAAGAACTTACTACTAAAGATGGAAAACCAATTGAGAATATCTTAGTTGATGAAAATAAAGCACCAGATGTCAAAATTCCAAGCTTTACAACTAAGTTCAACAGCGGAGAGCGAAAAAAAGGAACACAGAAGTTAAGGGAAATGTCTTTGGATGATAGAATGAAACTTAAGGCAGAGGACCCAGACTACTATGCAACCTTATTAAATGACAGATAGATAATACCGACTCACAATATGGAAGTGAGCCGCTAACCTAAAATCCCTTAATAGTTGTAGGTAGATGGGACAAAGATAAGTCCTTATCTATTCTTATTTAGGGTAGAAAGGACTTTTTTTATGCCAAGAACAGGAAGATTTGGCGGTTTTGATTTTGACCCAGAGGTTTTTTCTGAGTTTATGTCAGAAAACCCAACATGGAACGATGCAATTATTGCATCTGGTGTGTTAGCACAGGACAATACAATCATGGATTTAATCGGAGAAAAAGGAAATATCGCAACAATTCCATTCTATACACCGATTGATGAACAGGACTCACAGGCTTTAAACAACGATGGAGAAACAGATAATACGCCTGTTGAAATTGCAGGAAAGAAACAGACTTGCATGTTAATTCAGAGAATGAAAGCTTGGAAAGCAAAAGACTTTACAAAAGAGTTAACAGGTGCAGACCCTATGACTCATGTTGCAAACTCTGTTGCAAGCTTTTATAAGCAGGTAAGAACACGTGACTTAATGACTACAGTTGATGCAGTTTTAAGTCTGTCTGGGATGGAAAACCACATTACAGACTTATCTTTAACTGGCGAGGGCACTGTTGGAGATGTAAACAAAATTGACGATACGACACTTATCTTTGCACAGCAGAAAGCTTTAGGAGATTCCGCTGACAAGATGGGATTACTTGTATTAAACTCTTACATCTACGCAAAATACAAAGCAATGGGACTTGTTGACTACAACAAATACACTATTGCTAACGCAGTAGAAAGAGAAGTAAATCTTCCTACAATCGGTGGATTTATCCCACTGGTAACAGATAGATTTACAGTTGATACAACAGGAACAAATCCAGTATACAAAACTTATATGCTTGGTACAGGTTCAGTGTTGACTTGCGATAAGACAAACTATGAAAACCCTTATTATACAGACTATGACCCAGAAACATCTGCCGGTATCGAAAAGCTGTATACAAAGCAGGGCTATGTATTACATCCTAACGGATTCTCAATCAATGCTAATAAGATTGCAAAAGAGTCTCCTACAAACGCAGAGTTAGGAGCTAAAGCAAACTGGTCTTTAGCATTTAACCAGAAGAATATCCGCATGGGTGTTATTAAATCCAACGGATAAAAGGAGTGTGATTTCATGGCATACATTGACTATGAATATTACAAAAACCTTTTTGGAGAGAAAGCTATCCCAGAACAGGACTTTAACCGTCTTGTCTGGGATTCTTGCAAGAAGATAGATAATGCCACGACTGGTGTGGATAATGTCAAGAAACTAAAGATTGCTTTTCCTACGAATGAGGACGATACAGAAGCAGTGAAAAGATGTATCTGCGAACTTCTGGCGATCACTTATAAGATTGAGCAGGCAGAAACGAGAGTTGAAGCATCACAGGGTTATATCACATTAGAAGATGGAACTGTGATGAGTAAGCAGGTAGCATCTAAGAGTGCAGGAAACGAGAGTATAAGCTATGTGACTTCCAGTAATACAGGCACTGCTACGTTGATAGATAAGTGTCTAGCGGATAAAGAAGCACAAAAGCAGTTATACTCTGACACAATAAGAGACTACTTATCGGGTGTCGCAGATGCCAACGGAGTAAGTCTACTGTATATGGGAATGTACCCAACGGAGTATTTATGAAAGATTGTAAAGTAAATGTTTTAGGAACTACATATAAAATCAGATTCAGACACGAGAATGAAGATGAAAAACTACAAGAATTGTCTGGTTATTGCGATTATTCAAATAAAACAATAGTCGTTGCAATTCTTGAAAAAAGTGTTGATTCTGTGGATAACATTGAATCGGTTCAAAAAAGTGTGATTAGGCATGAGATTATGCACGCTTTCTTATACGAAAGTGGTTTAGATGGACAGTCCTGCAACACAGATTGTTGGGCAAATAACGAAGAGATGATTGACTGGTTTGCTTTACAGTCTAAAAAGATTTTTAAAGTTTTTAAAAGAGCAGGTGCATTATAAGCGGAGGGATACGATGTATAACGACACAATTACACTTTTCAATAGATATGAGAGTAAGCAGGGCGATACATGGTATCCCTCCGTTTTGCATAATTGCAATCTTAACATGGATAAAGCAAGCATAATTGCAAAATATGGCTCTGACTCACAGGACAATGCTGTATTAAACGTGCAGTATAGCCTAAAAGACGGTCAAAAGATGGTAGGAAGTAAATTATGGCTACCGCCTAAAGAATGGTCTAAACAGGCAAATGATAAGTTACCACAGGCACTTACATTTAGTTCTAAGGCTAATGGTTTTGACTTCTTTATTGTTAGAGAATGGGAAAATGAAGAACCGATTGCAGACGATGATTATATTGACGGTTTTTACGAAGAGATGAAACTTAAGTATGATTATGTCTTTGCGATCACTGGAAGTGCTTTTTATGATATTATTCAGCATTTTGAAGTTATGGCGAAGTAGGTGGTTACATGGCTAAAAAGAAATTAGGAAATGTCAATATAAATACATCTAACATGATTGCGAATATCAGCCTTGAAAGATTTGACGACCAGATACAGCATGCTCAGTTTTGGCTAGATAGTCAAATTATGACCGATATGGTTCCTTATATGCCACATGAAACAGGTACATTCATTAACGTAACGAGAGCAAAAAGTGCTTCTCTTGCAGGTACTGGAATGGTATGTGCAGGCACTGGACCGATGGGACGTTTCTTATACTACGGTAAAGGTATGGTTGATGAACTAACAGGTTCTCCATGGGCAAGAAAAGGGGCAAGAAAGGTTCTTGTTTCTGAATTTGCAGGACAAACCAATGCAAAAGAAGACCTGTCCTATTCCAATCCTAAAGCTACTCCAAAATGGTTTGAAACAGCAAAGAAGAATCACGGTAAAGCATGGGTTACTCATGTTAAGAAGCAGGCAGGGGGAAGCTAATGGCAGAAGAAAAGAAAGCAGTCAAGTACGACATTGATGGTTTTGACGTGATCACAACAGCATTGCAAGAACTGGTAAATCAATTCCCAGAATTAAGAGAGGGAGACGAAATTGCATTTTCTACATTAGATGATGCAAGCGGAAAAGCAATGTTCCCAGTAAGTGGTGCAGTGATTGAATCAGAAAAAGAGAGTATCACAGGACACGTCACACAGGTTTGTTTGTATCCGTTTTGCGTGATATGTCGTGCAAGCGGTACAAAACCAAAGAGGAAAGCAGACATTAAGGAGTGGTTGGACAACCTTGGCAAATGGTTAGAAAAACAAACAATCACGATTAACAATAATACATATAAGCTAGAAGAATATCCGGTTCTGACAGGTAATCGAAAGTTTTTAACGATTGACAGACAGACACCTGCATATTTGGACAGCACAAACGAAAACAAGTCTGAGAATTGGGCAATCAACATTTCTGCCCGATACCAAAATGACTTTGATAGATAGATAACACATTAACTGGTCTGCATTATGGAGCAGATCACTAACCTTGAAAAGATAAAGGAGAATCAAAATGGCAGCAGTTACAACAGGTAAAATTGCACGTAAATATATGGCTCATTTCTTAGATTCTGGTTCACTTTGTGGCGGAACATCTGGTTATGAACGTCTGGGAAAAGATTTAGAAGAGTACAATGTCGAACTGAACCCAGACACAGAAACATCTAAAAACATCATCGGAGAATCAACATTTAAGCATAACGGATATGAAGTATCTTCTGAAGCTGACCCTTATTATGCAGAAGCTGACTCTGTATTATCACAGAAATTGCAGGAAATTGTTGATAATCGTTACACAGACGACAACTTAAAGACAAACGCCGTAGAAGTGCATATGTGGAAAGAAGCTACAAGCGGAGCTTATGAAGCATATCAGCAGGAATGTTATGTAACACCTACATCATACGGTGGGGACACATCTGGTTATCAGATTCCATTTACCGTCAATTATGTTGGAGAACGTACAAAAGGTACTTACAACGTTGAAACAGGTAAATTTACAGCAGCTACAAGTTCAGTAAATGCATCAAGCACAGGGAAATAGGGGTTAAACAATGGAAGAATTAAGAAGAAAAGTCAAAACCGGTGCCTTAAATGTGGTGCTGACCAATGAAGATGATACAGAGATTGGAAGATTTTCTTTCAATCCTGTTGATTTAAATATCATTAGAAGATACGAAGAGGTAGTTGCAAATCTTGAAAAGATGGAAGTACCAGAAGATGCAACAGAAAAAGACATTCTGGAATTATCCGACAGATTAGAAGAACAGATTGATTACTTACTCAACTCTAAAGCTTCTAAATCTGTATTCGCTATCTGTAATCCGCTGACGTTAACGGAAAGCGGAGATTTCTTTATTGAGAATATCATCGTTGAGATTGCGGACGTTATTGAGCAGGTAACAGATCAGAGAATCAAAAAGAAACAGGCGAAAATTAAAAGGGCAACGTCTAAGTATCACAAATAATGGAAGCTTGGGAGCTTCCAACATCCATAGTAGTAGGTGGCATAGATTATGAAATACGCACAGATTTTCGTGCAGTTCTGGACATTCTAAAAACATTTAATGACCCAGACTTTGAGAACGATGAAAAGTGGATTGTTTGCCTTACCATTTTATACATCGATTTTGGAAATATGCCACCACAAGACTATGAAGAAGCTATTGAAAAAGCCATCGAATTTATTGACATGGGTATCAAGGACGATGGGAAGAAACAACCTCATGTGATGGATTGGGAGCAGGATGCACCAGTTATCATCCCATCTGTTAACCGTGTACTTGGAAAAGAAATACGAGCTATGCAGTATTTACATTGGTGGACTTTTTTAGGAGCTTACATGGAAATTGGAGAGTCTTTGTTTTCGCAGATTCTTAGTGTTCGCATGAAGAAAGCAAAAGGAAAGAAACTGGAAGATTGGGAAAGAGAGTTCTACAAAGAAAATAAAACGCTTATTGACCTAGATGTTAAATATTCCGAAGAGGAATTAGAAGAACAGAAACGTTTGAACGATTTACTGAATGGGAAAGGGGCGTGATTGAATGGCTACACAAAAAGCGGATGGAAGTATTTATATCAAAACAGAGATTGATACAACCGAAGCAAAAGCAAGTGTGAAAGAAATCGCATCCCTTTTAAAACGTTTATCCAATCAAGTAAAAACCATTGGGAAATCAATGGAAAAAGCCATGAGTGGCGGTATAAAAGCACCAGATACAAAAGGCATGGACGTTGTCGAAGAAAAAGCAAAGACCGTGGCTGAGGAACTGGAAAAGACCGCACAGGCAGAAAAGAAACTTGATAACATAGACATTAAGACGACTGCACTTGATACGTTAGATAAAGCAATAGAAACAATAGGACAGAAGCTTGCAGAGTTGGAAAAAGCACAGATGGATGTATTCAACAGAAATCAGAGTGCAACTTCTTCTCCTGCGTTTCAAGCAATGGAAAGTGCAGCGGCTAAACTAGATCAGCAATACGAAGAGCTTCTTGCAAAGAAAAAGCAGTTAGAAGCACCGACAGCGAGTACAGACAGTGGTCTACCTAAAAGTGCAAAGCTTACTGGTGGAACAGGCCTTGCAAGCGAAGAGAGTGCAAAAGCATTACAAAAATTAAATGCAGAAATCACAGGTACAGAAACGAGTGTTGAATCCTTAAACACCGATTTAGGACAAACAACACAATTGCAGGATGAAATCAGCAATTCAAATATCAAGACAACAGCATATCAGATTCTTGAAGATTCCTTGCAACGTCTTGATACACAGTTTGAGCAGGTAGCAACGGCACAGCAAGAAATCTTTGCAAGAAATCAGAATGCAACTTCTTCCCCTGCGTTTTTAGCGTTGGAGAGTGCTGCGGAAAAACTCGGCAGACAATATGACGAATTACTAGCGAAAAAAAAACAGCTAGACAGCGGAACAACAACTGCACAACCAACAGAGAAAGTACGTACTGCACCGATTACATGGAATTACGCAAAGACAGCATCAGAAGAAAGTGAGAAAGCCTTAAATGCATTAAATAAGGAAATATCTAAGACTGATGCAAAAGAAAAAGGACTTGTTAACACAAATGGTAGGCTTGGTTCATCATTTAAGAATGTCAGTCAGTCTGCGGACAGTGCTAAGACAAAGACAGGCGGTATTTCATCTATCTTTAGTAGGATGGGTGGAGTCGTATCTGGACTTGGAAAACGTCTTGGTGGACTGGCACAGAACTTCACAAGCACAACAAACAGTGCTAATAATGCAAGATTTTCTATTGGTCGAATGGTCGGTATGAGTATATTATATTCTACCGTTTTTGGAATGATTTCTAAAGTTAACAGTGGAATCATGACAGGCATCAATAACCTTGCACAGTATTCGTCAGCTACTAATGCTTCGATATCTTCTATGATGTCAGCATTAACACAGCTACAGAACAGTTTAGCAACAGCATTTGCACCAATACTGTCTGTAGTAGCACCTATATTAACGGCATTTATAAATATGCTGTCAAGAGCGATTACTTATGTAGGTATGTTCATAGCAGCACTGACAGGACAGAAATCTTTTACAAAAGCAAAAGCTGTACAAGAAGATTATGCTGCATCGTTGCAAAAGACTTCTAAGAGTTCTAATAGTGCAGCGAAGTCTACAAAGAAAAACGCAAATGCAACAAAAAAAGCAAATAAAGAGATGCAGACATATCTTTCTGGTCTGGACGAAATCAGACAGTATCAGAAAGAAAAAGACAATACACCTAGTTCAAACTCAACGCCATCAACAGGTGGCGGAGGTGGTGGCGGATACACGGGACCATCCATTGGAGATATGTTTGAGAAAGTTCCTATTGAATCTTCTATTGCGGACATTGCTAAGAAGATTAAGAACCTCATAAAAAAAGAGGACTGGGAGGGACTTGGGACTTACATTGCATCTGGTATCAATAAAGGATTGCAAAAAATCTATGATGCCATCAATTGGGATAATGTAGGTCCGAAGATTACATATTTTGTGAACGCATTTACACGGACATTCAATAGTCTTGTTGATCACATAGACTGGGATTTAATGGGACGTACTGTGGGTGCAGGTATTAATACAATTGTCAACACACTGAATCTGTTGATAGAGGGAATCAATTGGAAAAATCTTGGTTCAAAAATTGCAACAGGTATCAACGGCTTATTCAATGAAGTGAATTGGAATAATGTAGGGCGGTTGTTTGCGAATAAAATAAATGTTCCGTTTCAAATGTTAGAGGGAGCTGTAAATACTCTTAACTGGGCAAAAATAGGAACGTCAATAGGTGGATTTTTGAATGGTGCGATCAACCAGATAGATGTTAAGTCTATTGGTACAAGCTTATCTGGATTAGCATTAGGAATATTAACAACATTAGATAATGCACTTACTACAACAAACTGGTCACAGCTTGGCACAAAATTAGCAACATTATTAACATCTATTGATTGGGTTGGAATATTTGTTAGTGCAATATCTGTTGCAGGAAAAGCAATCACGGCATTAACACAGCTTGGTGTGTCTTTTATGGATAACTTGGCAAAAGGTATTACAAATGGGACACAGCAGTTTATTAGTAAGGGATTATCAGCATTGACGAGTTTTACTGCAAACTTAAGAAGAAATGCAGGAAAATTAGTAGATTCTGGTCTAAATCTTATGTTGAATCTTGCAAAAGGTATTGCTAATTCGCTTCCAGACATAATCAAAAATGTTCCACAGATTGTTAGCAATATTGCAAATACAATCAATGACAATGCACCTAAAATATTGATGGCAGGCATACAACTTATTGGGATATTGATTAAAGGATTGATTCAAGCAATCCCTACTCTTATTGCGAGTATTCCACAAATTATAGTAGCTATGGTTAATGTATTTACAGCGTATAACTGGTTATCACTTGGTAAAAGTTTAATTACAGGTATTAAAAACGGTATTGTAGCTGCAAAAAGTACAGCAGTTGAAGCTATGACAAATACATATAATGGGTTGCTTAATGCGATAAAGAATTTACCATCTAAACTTAAAGGACTTGGAGAGAATGGACTTAAGGAGATGGGGAACGGAATTACTGGAAAATTATCCGGATTAAAAACAACGGCAGGGAAAATATTGACCAATATCATAGAAGCGGTTAAAAATCTTCCTAAAGAATTATCAAAAAAAGCTACATCTGCGATAAGAGATATGAAAACTACATTTAAAAATGTCGATTGGGGCAGTGTTGGAATGAATGTAGTAAAAGGTATTGCAAAAGGTGTTGGAGATTTTGCATGGATTTTGGTTGATAAAATGACAGGTCTTGCACAAAAGGCGTGGGAGGGTGTGAAAGATTTCTTTGGAATCCATTCTCCATCAAGACTTATGAGAGATACGGTAGGTAAGATGATTCCTGCCGGTATTACAGTAGGTTTGGAAAAAGCTTTTCCATATACACTCAAAACCCTTATGAATCAGTCTGAACAGTTGGCAAATGTACCGTTCAGAACACCAGAGATTGCTACAGGTAAGATAATACCTGCGAAAGCATCCGCAGTGATCGCACAAAAGCAGAACAGCACAAACAGTAACAATAATGACGTACTTAATTTACTTGAACAGCTATTATCTGTTACGAAGTCCTTAGAATCAGACAACAGCGGTAACAATGGTGGGGATTATCATTTCACAGCACAGATTAACCGCAGGACGTTGTTTGATGAATTTATCGAAGAAGCAAAACTAAGACAAATGAGTAATGGTAGAAATCCATTCAGCCTTGCGTAGAAAGGAGTAAAAAATGGCACAGGATTATATAAAAATCAATAATAAAAAAGTCTGGCAACCAGATTCAGACACAGCCGTAGCTTTTGAAACTACCTATACGCAAGGTAGCACGAGGGCACAGTCTGGTAAAGGAAAGTTTACCCCGATGTTCACAGTAGAGCGATTTACATACAGTGCATCGGATGTGCCAATGTCTAAGGTTACGGAAATATTAGAAATGGTGGCACGTGGCAAATCTTTTGATTTACATTATTTTTCTGTATTTTACGGAGAGTGGAGAACAGCAAAGTTTTATGTCGGACAGGTATCGGACATTAAGATAAAAACACTTAAAAATAACCATGAAAAAGTATCAAGTATATCTTTCAATATGCAGGGGGTTAACCCGATATGATAAATGTAAGTAATGAATTTAAACAGCTAATGACAGAACGACAAGATTTTAAATGCAATGCAGAAGTAACGCTTGCGAATGGAACTGTACTGCCATTAGGAGAAGATGATTTTTCAATAGATAATAATAGTCTGGTCGATGCGGCAGGTGCTAACACCATTCCTTTAGGTGTTGCACTCAGCCGTAATGTGCAGTTAGAAATCATGAATGACGATGATCACTTATCCAATTATGACTTCTTCGGAGCAAAAATCAGACTGTATATAACATTTGAATTATCAGAGACAACAGAAAAAATTGAATACGGTACATTTACTGTCACTCAACCAGAAACCTATGGAAGTGTTGTAACAATTGTTGGATACGATGATATGTATAAAGCAGATAAGGCATACAGCACAGCATTGACGTTTCCTGCGACAGCAAAGAGTGTATTGATAGATAGTTGTGATACCTGTGGTATCTTGATTGGAGACAGTAACTTTTTACATAACGATTTCCAAATACCAACCATGCCATCTAGCGAGTACACGCACCGACAGATTATAGGATTTATTGCAATGATTTCCTGCGGAAATGCAAGAATTGACCGCACAGGGCGATTACAGATAATGACCTATGATTTTGATTATGATAATGAGAATATTCATAAATTGGTTGATTACAATAATCTGACAAGTGATACGAACGATGTGCAGGTAACAGGCGTGCGAATGACACAAAAGGTTACTACAACCGATGATGATGGTAATACAAGTGACACAGAAAAAACGGTACAAGTTGGTAAAGATGGTTATGTTTTATCTGTAGAGAACCCACTTGTAACAGGGCATGAAGAGACACTTATTTCGTGGATTTATGAAAAGTTTGAAAATGTGACTTTTAGAGCTTTTACGATGGACTATATATCTTATCCAATAGCAGAGTTTATGGATAAGATTAAAGTTACAGATTGGAGAGAAAATAGCTTCTATTCAGTATTAACAGATGTAAACTTTGTATTCTTCGGATATACAACATTAAAGAATAGTGCAGAATCTCCATTGCGTAACCAGAGCAACTACACATCAAGTAATCAAAAAGCGATCATACAAGGGAAACAGTTAGTTGAGCAGGAAAGAAATAACCGTCAAAATGCTTTAGATAAGATGCAAGGAGCATTAAAAAATAGTAACGGAATGTATTCAACACAGGAAGTGCTATTGGATGGTTCAACTATATATTACTTGCATGACAAACCAACATTAGTAGAATCAAAGAATGTTATTAAATTGACATCGGAAGTTATCGGATTCTCTATTGATGGTGGTAAGACATATCCTTACGGATTTACGATCACTGGGGAAATGGTAGCAAGATTGCTTTATACAGAGGGTATTAATGCAGATTATATCAACACTGGTGCATTAACTGTCAAAGATAAATCTGGAAATATCATCTTCTATGCAGACATGGAGACTGGTACTGTAAAGATTTCTGGGGATAACGTCACAATCGGTGGTAAATCAGCACCCGATGCGATCAGTGATGCAGTGAAAGAATCTAAGAACTATGCAGACGGTAAAGTATCAGACTTTGCAGAAACAGTTACAAAAAGTGTAGCTGATCTACAGAACCAGATTGACGGACAGATCGAGACGTTCTACTACGACTATGAGCCAACTCTAAAAAACATCCCTGCTTCTGACTGGACAACAGAAGATGATAAAAAGAAGCATGAGGGAGACTTGTTTTATTGGAAATCTAAAGGTTATGCCTACAGATTTTTCAAGGACGGAGATACATGGAAGTGGCAGTTAGTACAAGATACAGACGTTACAAAAGCATTGCAGACAGCATCTTTTGCACAGTCTACAGCAAACAGCAAATGCCGTGTATTTCTGACACAACCTACACCACCTTATGACACAGGGGATATGTGGAATCAAGGTCAAAACGGAGACATTCTTACATGCGTTGTAGCAAGAGCGGACGGTGCAAGCTATGTGGAAACCGACTGGCAGAAGCTTAACAAGTACACGGACGATGAGACAGCCAATAAGGCATTAGAAGAAGCAAGAAAATCTCGTGCAATGATTATCAATCTGGACAACGATTATCAAGCGATCACGACAGATTATAAGGGAGAGTACACATCATTTCCAGAGTGTCACACGACAGCACAGGTATTGTATGGACATACCGACATATCCAACGACTGTACTTACAATGTGCAGAAGTCAAGCGGTGTCGTAGGTTCTTGGAACAATTCAACTCACACCTACACTGTTACAGCATTAACAACAGATGTTGGATGGGTGGATATTACAGCAAATTACCTTAATACATATTCTGTTACGAAAAGATTTGACATTGCTAAATTAAAAGGCGGTATCCCCGGAGAAACAGGTGCTAAAGGAGATAAGGGAGAGACAGGTGCAAGCGGTAGAAGTATCACAGACTCAGAAACGACTTATCAAGCATCCAACAGCGGAACGGTAGCACCAACAGGAACATGGAGCAAAACACCACCAAACGTTGCAGAAAATCAGTATTTATGGACAAGAACCATATATACTTACTCTGACAATACCACAAGCACAACATATTCCATCGGTAAGATGGGAGCTAAAGGAGAACAGGGTGCAAAGGGAGAAACTGGTGCTACTGGA